TTGTTAATGCTTGCATTCCTACGGCTGTATTATGGTGACCTACTGTTAAGGCATCGCCTGATAACGCCCCTACAAAAGTATTTACAGTACCTGTTGTGACTAATGCACCTGCATTAAACCCTAGCGCTGTGTTGAAACTATCTGTAGCTGTAGTAAAGTTCTGTGCTTCTAAAGCAGCATAACCCAAAGCAGTTGATTTACTCCCCAGTGTATCTCCACTTAAAGCTAACATACCTACAGCAGTATTAAAGTCAGCATCTGTTAAAGCATCTCCAGTTTTACTACCAATGAGGGTGTTTTGAACGCCAGTGGTGAGTGCTGTTCCTGATAATGAGCCTACAGCCGTATTAAAACCTGATCCAGACCCCACGTTGAAAGCTGTTAATGCCTCATAACCTACAGCTACGTTGTTTTCTGAGTGAGTATTAGTGCTTAAAGTGTTGTGTCCAACAGCCGTATTCCCATCTCCAGTTGTATTAGCATCCCCTGAAAGCGCACCTACATAAACATTTCTGTTTCCCGTTGAAAGAGATAAACCCGCATCTGCTCCTATCGCTACATTATAAGTATTTGCAGTGTCTCCGTTTTGTGCTTTTAATGCACGATAACCAAGAGCAGTTGAGCCACCCCTAGTGTCTTCAGTTGCTAATGCCTCAAAGCCAATAGCAACATTCTGATCACCCGTAGTCAAAGCAGTACCAGCCTCATCGCCCACGACCACGTTGTAGTTACCGCCAGAGGCTATTGAGTTACCTGCATTGACGCCTGCTACAAAATTTGAAGTTCCAGCAGTGACAGTTGCAAGATCACCAGAGACAAAAAACGTATCTGCACTTGCATCAAAAAGAACATATTTGCCAGATGTAGCGCCAAAGAATTTAACATCATATCCTGTGTCATCTACACCAACAGAAAGCGTTGCATCAATCTGAACTGCACCATCAATATCAACAGCATCTAAGTTTGTTGTACCATTAACATCTATACTGCCTTCAAGATCAATGTCACCACCAACGATTAAGTCATCCGTAACAGTAAGATCATCACTAACCGTTAAATCATCAACAACAGTGGTTCCTGCCAAGTTAACCGCAGTAAGAAGGTCATGGACTACACCACCTGATCCTAAACCATCTGTTGCAATAACTTTTGTTTGACCCGCAGGAATAACTACGTTTGCGCCACTACCGCATGTGAAGGTCAAATCCGCAGCCGTTGCGTTATACATGAACCAAGTTTTAGAACTAGTATTTGGCAGCAAGGTAACAGTACAAGCTTGACCGCCACCTGTAAGCTTTAATCCAAGTGATCTGTCTGCATCTAGCGCACCATCAGCGATTGTGATGTTGTCAGTAGAAGCATTAGCGATTGCTCTGGTTCCCCAAGCAGTTGCCTGACCAATTATTTCTAAGTTGGTATTCGTAGTATCGCCCCAAGTACCAGACTGTTCGCCAGTGCCGATTTCCTCAAGGCGGAGATTATTTACATATGTACTAGCCATTGTTTAATTCCTAAAATGATGCCACCTCTCCCCACGATGGAGAAGAGGAAGGGTTAATTGGGTTATAACTCGGATTTTGATCAGGAACAACATCGCTCCACACAAGAACCTGAGAAGATGTGACTAAGGCTGTTGCAGAAAGCCCAGTAACGTCTATATTTGCGTCTGCTGTAACAAGTGAAGAAACATCTCCAACAGAAGCAGTTGCCGTTAATCCTGTAACGTCTATAACGGCTGTTCCTACTACCGTAGAAGCGCCGGGAGAGCCTGTAGCTGCAATCCCTGTTACAGATATACTAGCTGTTCCAGTAACTGTTACCGAACCAACTGATGCAGTAGATGTAAGTCCAGTAACTGGTTGTACTGCTGTTCCAGTAACAGTTACTGCGCCTACAGAGGCAGTTAATCCCGCTAAAGCTACGTTGTTGCCCCAAGTGCCACCATTCCAGCCTTGGCTAGAAGAGTTCCACCCTAAATAGGCAACAACCATATCGGTCATTAGGCTATCCTAATAATCGCGTTACTCGCATCAGCGGCTGGGAATACAACAGTAAACGTTCCGTTACTGGCTGTTTTATCAGCGCCAAAATCCAAAACAACCACAGAAGGATCACCTGATGCGGTGTCGTTAAATATTAGAGCGCCACGAGCCGTAAAGCTTGCTGAACTAAAAGAAGCATCAGCGAAATCTGTTAATGCGGTAGTTCCAGAAGCTGAAGGGTTTACATTAGTTAAGGCCACACCCTTCGCGGAATACGCGCTACCAGCAGTATTGCTGATTTCATTAGTGGAAGTGTACGCAGTAGTTGCCGCAGTAAATGTTGCGCTGTTAGTATAAAGTGCCAAATTAAACGTGTTACCGCCGCTGGCTAAAAAGTTGTGCTTGGCCTCAAGAAGCTCTTTCTTAAAGCTCGTACACATGAAGTTACCATTAAAGGCCATGTCACAATCTCCTTATAAGTGACGCAAGATCAGGATGCCCTGCGTCTGTTAATGCGTTATATACAGTAGTTCTGTCATTTTCGACAGCTTCGGTCAAATAAAACTCTACCAATTTAACGATACGAGCTTTAAAGGCATGGGCCTGTTGCTGAATAGCAGGGTGAGCGCTATCAGAAACAGATACAATTTTATTTGCACATCTCTCCGCAATTTCTTCAGGAGTAAATCCACGGTCTTTAGTTGTTACTACATCTACTTTAAAGTCTGAAGGTAGATCAATGTTTAAACTAGGTATCATGTTTTCTCCCTCATGATTAAACCAGTGCGATAAGCATCAGTAACTTCTTGTGATTCGCCAAAGTTCTTAACACGAGACATGGCCTCAGTGAATCTCTGAGTGTAATTTTGCACTAAATCAGCCTCACCCTTCATAAAAGTGTAAGCTTCAATAAGAGAGCCGTATAGCAGAGCCACATAAGCGTTTGTACTTAACCAAGTCGTTCCAGAATCCGCACCAGCAGTAAGGCTTGCAGGACGATAAAAGTAATGAAGCTCTACTGGATAAGCTATATCGGGAGTAGGGGCCAATATAAAGTGAGTTATATCGAACTGAGCGTAATAACGCGGCTCTCCAGTAGTAGCGCTGTTAGGGTTAAAAGACTGCACAAAGTTCACATCTTTAAACAACAAGAACTCTTTAACGCTATCTTTAGTATAAGATAAGCTAAAAGGAGCCAAAAAATCAGTAGGAACAGTAAGAAACTTAGAATTTACAGCATCTGTAGAGTATGGCGTAAGTGTTCCTGTTTGATTTTTTCTAAAAACGTCAAGTTGAGCAATTTTTAATATTCGCTCTTCTGCATTTTTAATAAAAATGTCTAAACTATTTACAAAAGTAGTCTCTGTATTCTCAGTATAATTTTGAATAGCTGTTTTTAACTCTGCATATGTAAAGCTCATGATTCTGTCACCGTAACGCTTCCAACTGATCCAGTTGCGACTAAGTTATTAGGGGTTAAACCAAAGTCAAAGTTAAGACCTACAGGATTAAACCCATATTGAATATTTCTTTGTTCACTTAAATTCTGCTCAGGTCTAGGATTGCGCAAAGCTTGTGGGTCTGGTGTAGCTCTAAGAGGCTCAAGCTGAGGCTCCTTTCTTTCCCACTCGTCTTTTCCAACAAGAAGGCCATTCCACTCTTTTCTCATGTCTCTCAGGCGATAACGGAAGCCTGAACGATCAGATATACCGTATGCAAATTTGCCTGTAGCATATTTAGACATATCGGTAATTCCTTAAATCTGGAGCAACCCTAAAGGACGCACGATCTCTATCTTCGTCCATTGCGCGAGTAATTTCTTCTTCATACACTGCTTTTAACATTTGAACGCGATCTGGAGCGCGTTTTAGAGCTATATAATATGCTAATCCAGCAGATAAAGATGGGTAAAACCTGAATGGAACTTGCATAGTATTAACGTAATTATCAGCATCATCTATGCGTATTAAGGCATCATATAGGACCACATCGGTACTATTATCTGGCAAAGGCCACAGTTTAAGCACTGGATTGATCTGTCTATCAACAAAAAACTGTGTAGGGCGTCCTGTGGTTGTTTTTGTTGGTATGCTTAGGTATTCATCACGACTAATGCGATTTAAAGAGAAATCAGTTCCATCTCTCCTTACAACAAGAGATAATATGTCAATAACATCAGCACCTAAAGACTCATCACCATCTCCAGAGGTAACAGTAAAGTTTCGTTGCGCAATGGTCCACTGATTAAGGCCACGATTAGCCCAATCAGCAAATAAAAGGTTAAGGGACCTCTTTGCTGTCTTTAAATCGTACCCTGTTCGCACTTCTAAGCCACAACGCTCAAAAGCCTCTTCAATGTAGTCTGCTACATCTAATTCGAAATCCTTAGAGCCTGATACAGTCATGTCATTCCTCGTTATAAAGGTTATCGAAAACCTTGTTAACATCTAATGTGTAGTCTAAATCAGATTTAGAATAATGTATATGCTGAGATGGTTTGAAATTAGGAGCGCCTTCTCCTGTTTGAAACCACGCAGGGTGAGTTACACGCACACGGTTATTAGGTAACGCAACAATATTACCCGTCCATTCACCAGCATCTAATAGCTGAAGTACATGACTTTGTTTATGTTGCGCTGGATCATCCGCAATCTCACTTTCTGTATAATCTACAGTAAATAAATACTTTGCGGGGTACATTTCGCCGTTAATTTTAGCCATCCACGGGCAAGGAGTGGTTCTATCCATTACATAGACAGAATTATGATGAGAAGCACAATCCCAAGGCTGTGCATCATATGTTTCCATTGGCTCAGGCCATTCTTCTAAAGGAATGTCACCTACAAGCGCAGTTATTGGCATTCTAGCCCACATTGCACCACCATGCACTGTGTCTTCTTCTTCATCTTCAGCCTCATTTCCAGTAAATATAACCTGAAAACTCAAGCATCTGTTTGGTATCGTTGTTACGCCGATGACCATAGCGTGCAAAAATTCGCCGTGATAATCCTCATGATTATGAGTGTATTCACGACGAACCCATGCCTTAAAATAAGGTATATTGCTGTGTAAATAAGCCATTTATTATGCTTTTACCACCTTCATACCCATTTTCTTAGCGGCGGACCTAAGTTGTGCAACTGTCATTTTACCTCCAGCGGCTCCACCTTTTGTCATACGCATGACTTTTTTGCCACCTGTGGCCCCACCTTTAGACATACGGCGAACTTTCTTACCGCCTGCTGCCCCACCTTTAGACATTTTCTTAACTTTACCACCGTTTCGGTAGCCTTTTTTCTTCATAGCCATAATATAAAACTCCTTATGATTGACTTACAGCGCCTCGTGTGCGCTTTC